GTGGGTGGGCATAGCACACGGAGGTTCGCTCTTGATGCTTACCGAAGAAGGACAGCACTCATCCCAGTCCGCTATAAGGCCATCATTGGCCTCTGACAGCGGAATTCGCCTACCTAGATAACCCGTCCCCAGGTGGGACACGAGGTATAACCAGACAGGTAAAACACGACCATCTCGATGGCCGGGCATGAGAGCCCAGCGCAGCAAGTTGTTCGCTGCCAGGATGATAGTCGCTGGAGTATCCAGCGGGCTGTCGATGTAGAAGGGAGTGACTGATGCTCCGTTCAGGTAGTGCTTTCCACAGCTCTCCCTGAATCGGTATTCACCCGTCGAGGCGTACGTCTTGTCCTTGTTGATCCGGAATCCTGCGAACGAACAAACCTCGCAGAACTGGGTATATGACCCGACCGGAAGGACAATATCGTCACCATAGACGGATACCGAGGTGGCATCAAGCCCCAAGAAGTGAGTACACGCCCAAGCCAAGGAGTAGAACACCAAGGACTCAAGTTCAAACGTGTAGCCATTCCCCATTGCGGAGAACAACTCGTTCTCGTGCATGTCACCGTCAATCAGCGTATACGGCGCCCGGAGTGCGTCTAGCACCCAGTACCACCGCCAGTCCAATTCCACCGTGCTCTGTGAGCCAAGGAGGTTATAGACTATACCACATGTGACAGATTGGCTTGCGCTTTTCATGTCAACAGTAGCATCACATCCTGTGAGACTCGCCTTCTCGGCGAGCTGCTGATTGATAGACTGGTCGTTCAGGTTAATCCCGCTCTTAAAAAGCCGGGACCTAATCATGCGGCCAACCGATAGTTGGAAGGCAACATTAACGTCGGCTGGTATGCCGATGCCTCGACCTGTCATCGCGTTCTTGGTAACGCATTCGTACCTGTCGTACTGGGCAATCCTTGCCCTGCATTCCACTGGAATAATGGTCCCATCGGACCCCTTTCGGCCTTGCTCGAATGCCCAGAAGGGCTCTCCCGAGATCAGCCGCAGGTACAGTGGATAAGCGCCGACGGTACACGTGGGTGTCCCTAAAGCTATCTTATTCTCGACGGTCGCCTGATGGCGCCGAAGGGAAAGCGTGCTTTTCGGGCCGAATCTCCAGCCGTCCCAGAACTCCGCTTCCGAAAACGGACCTAGAATCGCAGCGATTTTCTTCCGCGCAAGTTGGAGAACCTGCGCTATAGTTGCCGATGGCAACTCGCTTGCGAGCCGGTCGTTGGTCGCGGTGTTCACGGCCTCATCCTCATAGAAGGAGGTTATAGCCGCTAATCTGGTATCAATCCCTAGATCAAACCCGGGGTATTTCCGCAGCACTTCCCGAAGGAGGTACTTGTCGCGGAACTGCGGGTCGTCTTCTTCCGGCATTGCGCCGGAGACTATCTCCATAGGGGTCCGAGTGGACCCATCACCCAGCCCTAAACAGGCTTCAAGGAGGTGATAGAGAATAGAAGGATCAACAGGCTGAAAAGCCCAACGATGATCGTGTAAGGCCATGGTTTCTTAGAACTCCTTAAACGGGACCATAACAACGGTCCTAGGTAAGCGAGACACAACGGGCAGGTCTTTCGAGACCATGTAGTTTGCCCGAGGTGGGGACAGTACGTGGTTTTACGGCAGGAAGGACTCGCGTCCTCCCCGCCGCTAGACGCCCCGGGAGGGGCGCCGAACGTACTCACCAGACACCTTCCCCGAGATCAACGAGCTTCTGCACTGGCGCTGCCAGTGTGAGGCCGCTGAGAACGGTACGAAGGGCTGCTCGCTCCGTGGGAGTCCACGACGGGGGAATAAGCAGCTTCGCGCTGCCGGCCCCGAAGTTTTCCACGACCTTGCGCGTTACGCCGTCCACGGTGGTCTCAACCACCTTGGGCATCCGCAACGTGATCACGTGCTCCTCGACGGTCTTGCCGTCTTTCTTTGAGAAGCGCACGGTCTCCCGACCTGAGGGCATGTCCTCGTCCAAGTTCTGGTACGAGGCCACACCGCCGTCTAGTCC